GGCCAGTGTCCGACGTCGAAATCATCGAAGATAACGCCTTTGCTAAAGTCGCAATCCCGTAGCTGATCACGATGACGGACGAGAGTAGCTTCAGGTAGGAGGGCACGCGCCCACGCGGTCTTTCCTGTACCAGTTGGTCCATTGATATACAGGCAATGCCAGTTATCAACGATCTCCGGAGCTAGTGGAAACTCCGACACACTGCGTGCTGGAGTCACCACCTTGCAGTAGGAGTTGCGCACGGCCACAAGTGTCCGAAAGATCTGGTCGTACTTCGTACACAGCTCATGGGGGCAGTTCACTTCCAGGAAGTCCATGGCGGCTTTCACACTTACAGTGCGCGCCATGTCCATAGCTTCACCGAATACTTCGTCTCGCTTGCGTTTACGGCTCTCCTTCAGAGAGGGTTCTTCACCAAGGATGAACGGAGTGGGATCCTCCTTCCGGCAGTACTTCCAGTGGTTGTACAACCACTGTTCATAGGTCGAGCCTTCAGCTCTGACCCAGACTTTGATATTTGGGTGTTCACCACCCAAGTCAAAGTACCGCTGGTTACGAATCTCCTTCTGAGCTTCGTACTCGACAAGAACATGCCAGTGGATGTTGCCATCCTGGTGATGTTCTTGACCGATGATCGCCCGCTTGAGTCGCTGCTGCGCCGCGAAAAAGCGTGCAAGGGCATCCCGAGAGAGACTACTCTGCGAGTAGGTTAGGAAAAATCCTGTAGCTCTGAGGCGGTTGGTAACCGACCTTGGAGCAAGTCGAGGCGGGAATTCAGGCAGTTCTTCAACTGGCGAGAGTCGTGGAGGGGCAGATTGGCTCTGGGCATGGGCCAGAATCCCATACTCAGCCAGATCGGGACTGTACCACGTCCCTTCAATATCAGAAAGGAGTTCATCGAATCCTTCTTCCATTTTTTGATAGAATAGTCCATCACTGCACACAGTGAAATTGGTTCAAAATATTTCTATTTCTATCACCAATGGGCGGCCCATTCCGAAAGTAAACTTCCGAAATTGCAGAGACCCCAGGGGGGTTAGCCTGAACATCCGGGGGTCCCCGGGGGGCTCACACATCCACGAAGCGCGTTCGGATGGTGCATGTCAGGGTGGCTGCTCCAGTGCCTGCGGCGACTGAGCCAACCGTGACAAGGTACATCGCGCCCTCTTCGATGTCGCCGATAGCGCCCGTACCGGCCGCTTTGAACACCTCCGGTTTGTTCAACTTCAGGAACCAGTCCTGGTTGATTGACTCGCGACCCGTGGTCGGAGTCGTGCTGTTGCCGACAAGGACAATGTCCTTGCGCTTGAGAATACGGAAGCGACCCGTATTGTCATCGTTGTTCTGCGCACGCGAGCTAGCGCTAGACAAGATGTCCGTGATGGCAGGCAGCGAACCTGTCGGTCGACGATCGTAAACGATCAGATACGCGATATCATTGATAGTCGCGGCTGTTCCAGCGGAAGCGAGTCCTCGCATCTGCATGCTCTTCAGCATGACTTTCTTTCCGACACGCTGCTGCACTGACGTGCCTTGCGCGATCGTTGCGATGAGCGTGATCGTACCAGTCGTGTCGCAAGCGTAGGATGAGGACGCCAAGTCCACATACCCGCTTTCACGCTGACCGATGAGCTTTCGCTGGGGCGAATAGTACTTCTGAACGGCAGAGGCACCATAGCGAGCAATGGCGCGCTTCTTTGCCTTGGACGCCTTGGAGGCGCCCGTACCTTCGCGCATGCGCTTCGGCATTTTCACTACGTGCAAATTCTTACACACTGCTCCACCTACCTATCGGCAGCTCGGAGGAGCAGGGTGCGCTGAGGGCAGGGCAGGGACAGGACGGGGGGGCAGCAGGGCAGGGCATCCTGAATCTTAATAGGATGCCCTTTTGCCCTTTTGGAATAGGGTAAGAAGAGCCCAAGGGCGTCTTGTTGTTACCCTAACCACTACACGTCTTTTTGTAAGAGATAGAGATATTCGGGGCCAGAGTCAGAGGCAAAGTCACGGTCAGGGGGGGTTAGATAGAAAGAAGAAAAAGTAGGACAAAAAGAAGAAAGTGTGTTCACACAGCCCCAATCCGTCCTTGTGGTTTATATATTTGTTATATATTGACATACCACCAGAGCAAAGTTACAACTTTGTCAGGGGTTTTTCTTAGCTATGAACTTATAGCATCCCGAGTCCGTGAGTACTGTGTAGCGGGTACGGAGAAATAAGGGAGCCTTATTTTTTTTTAATAGAGCTTCACATGGATGTTCACGACGTGAACACGGCGTCTGCAAGCAGCCACCTGTTCCGAAGTTGCATCCTTCGAAACCCAGCGATCAAACTCACCATTGTGAGTGAAGATCTTCCGAGTTTTGGCGGGAATCACCACATGGGCATGCTTGACATCAATGCCCGAGGGCTCATCCCAGTCCAGCAGGTGAATCACTGCTGTTGGGGGCCAGTGTCCGACGTCGAAATCATCGAAGATAACGCCTTTGCTAAAGTCGCAATCCCGTAGCTGATCACGATGACGGACGAGAGTAGCTTCAGGTAGGAGGGCACGCGCCCACGCGGTCT